ACCCGTTTACATGTCATTCCAAACTGGAAATACTGCATATTCTTTTGTTGCTGGTATTAAATCTTCCAATGCATCTGGTACTGAGAATAGTTATGCTATTGCTTGTTTTAAGATAAGTGATAATCAATATATTCTTTATACAAATAGTGGAACTTTACTAACATCTGGAACTATCGATACAACCAATAAAGTATTTGCTATTTATTATGATGGATATAATGTTGCATGGTATGTTGATGGCGTAGTAGTAAATACTTATTCTATTGTTAGTAGTGCTCCATTATGTTTAAATGTATCTTTTCCAGGTGTGGGTGCTCCTGGTCCTCCTACTCCTCCTAATAATGCAGGTGCAATTATTACAAATGCTCATATCTTTCCATTGTATTTAGGAAAAACAGGTTCAACTGGTTACACTGGGTTTACTGGTTTCACAGGATACACTGGTTTTACTGGTTACACTGGTTTCACTGGTTACACTGGTTTTACTGGTTTCACAGGATACACTGGTTTCACAGGTTATACAGGAGTAACTGGTTACACAGGAGTAACTGGATACACTGGTTTCACTGGTGACACTGGACCAACAGGTTCCACAGGATATACTGGTTTCACAGGTTTTACAGGATACACTGGTTTCACAGGTTATACAGGAGTAACTGGATATACTGGTTTCACAGGTTTCACAGGATACACTGGTTTTACTGGTTACACTGGTTTCACTGGTTACACTGGTTTTACTGGTTTCACAGGATACACAGGAGTAACTGGTTACACCGGTTTCACAGGATACACTGGTTTTACTGGATACACAGGAGTAACTGGTTTTACTGGTTTCACAGGATATACTGGTTTCACTGGATACACCGGTCCAACAGGTTTCACTGGATACACAGGTAGAACTGGTGATACTGGTCCAACAGGAGTAACAGGTTTTACTGGATACACAGGTTTTACTGGTTACACAGGAGTAACAGGTTCAACAGGTTTTACTGGTTACACAGGAGTATCAGGTTCAACCGGTTCAACCGGTTACACCGGTTTTACTGGTTTCACAGGATATACTGGTTTCACAGGTTTTACTGGTTACACAGGAGTAACTGGATACACTGGTTTCACTGGTGACACTGGACCAACAGGTTCCACAGGATATACTGGTTACACAGGCGCAACAGGTCCTACAGGAAGTTTCACACCATTAGGTACAAATTACGGTGATTATGTTTACTGGAATGGTACCGAATGGGCCGTTGGAGATTCACAAATTTCATTAGGTAGTGGAGCAGGTCAATTCTCGCAAGGAACTAATGCAGTCGCGATTGGTACAAATGCAGGTCAATCCAATCAACAATCTAGTGCGATTGCCATTGGTACAGGTTCTGGAAATGTTACTCAAAATGAAAATGCAATTGCCATTGGTCAAAATGCTGGACAATATAATCAACAAACATTTGCAGTTGCAATTGGTCAAGCTGCTGGATATACTGGTCAAGGTACAAATTCCATTGCCATTGGTCAATATGCTGGTTATTCTGGACAAGCTTCAAATTCCATTGTTTTAAATGCAAGCGGTATTACATTAAATGCAGGTAATAGTGGATTTTTTGTTCAACCTATCAAGATTGATCCAACTATTCCTCCTGTTACAGGTGGATTATATTGGAATCCTGTAACAAAGGAAGTCATTTCACAATCCACAAAAACATTCGTCATTGATCATCCAACCAAAAAGGATAAATATTTAGTCCACGCTTGTTTGGAAGGTCCAGAAGCAGGTGTTTATTACCGTGGAAAAGGTGAAATTACAAATAATGTTTCTACCGTGATTGAATTACCAGACTATGTTTCTAGTTTAGCCGATGAATTTACCATTCAAGTAACACCTATTTATAACGGAGTTTCTAAGAATTACTTAGAAGTCAGTAAATTTGAGAACAATCAATTCAACGTTTATGGTGATAATCGTGAATTCTATTGGATTTTACAAGGTAAAAGACAACATGTGGAGACAGAACCGGATAAAGAAACAACGGAATTAAAAGGTGAAGGTCCTTATAAATGGATTTAAACCGATGAAGATTTGAAATAAAAGCCGTTTTTTACTAATATAATTGTCAAAAGATGTATAAATCAAAAATGAATTGATATTTTTTATATAAAAAATATCAAAATATATTTCTTTCTTTTTTCTTTCTTGCTAGAAAAAAGTAGATTTACATATATGGTTTACGTGATTTACGAACATAATGTCCCTTACGATGAAATACACGACTTCCTTTCTTAGTAGTAAAGTCCTTTCTTCCTTTACGTGTTTTTGACAAGGAACCCTTATGATAACTATAAGGACGATGTGTCTTTTTTACGTAATGACCTTTACGATGATAAACCTTGTCACCTTTCTTGGTGGTATAATTTTTACGACCTGGATGAGTTTTAGAAGGAGTTCCAAAAAAAGAATTCATTATAATATACCAAAATATAATTTTTTTCTTATTCGGTCTTTTTTGTGTATACTTTTGGTTTCTCTCCTTCAGCATCTTCTTCTTCCTGAAACTTCTTATCATTCGCTTCCATTTCTGCCATATTTATTTTACACCCATTCGATGAAATTTTATATTGAGTAATAAATATCATTAAAATACCCGTATACAAATACCACATTAATTCGCCAATCGTATCTTTTGTAACCACTAAATCAAACATTTGATTTTTTATTTGTTGGGAAGCCTCATTATTTCCCTGATACTTATCTTTTACCAAAGGTTGTAAGAGTCCCCAATATTCCATAAAATTGGTAGGAGTCATTTGATTAATTAAAATCGACGTATTTCCACATATTTTAAGAATGGTATCCGCCGCAGTTTCTAATTCCCGTTTTTTATCTGGATTTCCTTGACTTGCCACATTTATTTTACTAGATAATTTCGGGTCCACTAATAATTCTGTTAACAATTGATTCGCTTTTCTCGATACATAAAAATAACCAACGACATCTGAAAAAGCGGATTTCAATCCTGGAAAAGCGACTAAAACAACCATCATTACACCAAAAATTAAAAACCAATTGAAAAAAGTAATTGACGCAGCACTTCCAATATTTTGACTCATATTTCCGCCACACATTGAACTAAGTACTGCACAGTTAATGATAAATTGTACCAATGTTACAAGCATAAAATAAATTCCTAAAGATATTAATTTCTGTTTTCGATAAGTAACTTGTGCATCCAAATTACTAACAAATTGAGATGTGAGTTTCGGTCGGATGGCCATAAAATAAAGAACCGTACTAATGATAAAAAAAAAGAGATTTAAAAAGGAATAATTCATCTTCAAATGTCGATTTAAATCTAATAAATTATCATTAGATTATAAATCGCTTATTTTTTCGGTTTTACACCTTTGCACTTTAAATGTGCAAAGGTGTAAAAAGAAGACAAATTAAAATCTTCAACTGTATCATCGAATACTTTGACGATATTTAAATATATTTAATGGGTCATACTTATTTTTTATTTTGATTAATTTCGTTTTATTCTTTCCATAATATTTTTCCATATAATCTACAATATCATAATCAATTAAATTAGGAAAACAATAAATTGATGTATACGGCAATACTTTCTCATATAAATCTTTTAAAAAAAGTTTTGAATCATCTGTATATTCCGGATAAGTCCATTGCATAAAATAGGAAAGAACCATAATTGCATTTTTCGGAAAATACGAACTGTTCCCATTTAAAACTTCACCTCCTAATTGAGTAAAATTAAGTTGATAATTTAATTTATACCCTTTTTTCAAATATATATCAATCGAATTTACTAATAACTCTACTCCTTTTTTTTGTAAAGGTTTAAAAATCATAGATGATTTTATTTTACTAAAAGGCGGATTTTCTCCTTTTTCATAATCTACCCAACAATCAGTTATTTTTGAATAATATCCATTACATGTTGTAATGGTTGGATTATATAAATTTTCAAATATTTTACTTTCAATGAGAGGACTTTTATCAAATTTTATAAACTTTATTTTAAAGGATGCTGTTCCATTATTATAGGTCATATTAAATTCAGCGCTTACTTTATCAGAAAAAGATAAAATCACCTTTTGATATAAAATAAATATTTCCTTTGCTTGTTCTGGATTCCATTCCCAAGTGAATGTTTCAAATTGACAGTAAATATCCTCATATACTTTCAATTCAAATTCTGTAATAACCCCAAAGTTACCACAACCAGCCCCTTTACATGCCCATAATAAATCGTTGTATTCTTTTTTATTTACTTTTATAATTTCACCTTTATAATTTATCATTTTTAACGAGACAATATTATCACAAGTTAACCCATATAATCTAGTTAAATTTCCTTTTCCACCTGCTAAACTCAACCCTGAGATACCTACACACGAATTTTCACCTGTAGGTGTAATAAGAGAATATTCTGACAACTTTTCAATGACATATCCTAGTCGAAGCCCAGAACTTATTTTAGCGGTCTTTCTATCTTTACTTATTTTTATATAACCTGGCATATTTTTAACATCTAAAATATAACCAGAAGATAATGAAGCCGCTTCATAAGCGTGTCCTCCACATCGAATCGCGAATTCTAGATTCTTAATTACAAAATTTTGAATAAGATAAGATATATCTTTTTCACAACGAGGATAAAAAATGGCATGAGGAAAATAGTTAAGAAGTTTATTATAAACAAATCGTAAATCATTATAAATGGCTTCATTATTTGGGTAAACTGCATAATCTAAACCTTGTAATTCTGTTGGTATTTCATCCAATAATAATTGATAATTTTGAATTAAATTACAAATATTTTTACTATTATTTGTAGTATCACAACAATTACCACATACTTCTTTTATTTCTTTCTTCGAATCAGGATTCTCCATCAAATTCAATATATTTTTTTCTTTGATACAAAAGGTTTCTGGAGAAATCATTTCTTGTAAACATTGATGAATTGTATTAACATGATATAAACATTTACCCGTAGATGAGTAAGTTGATATTTTACGATTATTTTTATATAACGCAGTAAGTTTTAGTTCAGCAAGCAATTCTAACAATTCAACCATATATAACAATAATAAATTAATTTATGAGTATCTAAAAAAGATTTATAATAAAAAGATTTATTAGTATTTTTATTCGATGAGTTATTTTGGTTCAGAACCACCTATTCCAAAACCGAGTTTGATTGAGCCAGGTGTAAAATATTTTTTACGCGAAACCTTGAAACAATGTCATCATTTTAAAGAAAAACATCATAATTTTTTATTAAATCTAGGATTATTTGCTCTTTTTCTATTCATTCTGGGATTCATATTACTTTATAAATATAAAGGAAGATTAACTCCCGCAGAAAAAGAACAGAAAACGAGAGAAAAACAGCAATATATTTTGTCAAAAATAAAAACATTTGAACAGGCGAAAAAACAGGCCCATCAAGAACTGATTACTGGATTACCCAATTGGGAAAATGAATATGAAGATATTCGAAGAAATCAAAAAGTTTATTTATAAATTCATGAGATAAATAGATAAAAATCTAAAGAATATATAATACAACCGAATGGCCACAAAACAAATACAAAATAATTATAATTTTAAAGAAGCGATGAATGAATATTTTAAATTAAAAAATAAATATGAATCAACCATTCAAAAGGAAATAAAGAAAATTAGTCGTGATAAAAATTTAACCAAACGAGAGAAAAAAACAACCTTCCAATCCTTCAAACCTAAATGTATTAATTGTAGTCGTCCAGTTGGAACTCTTTTTTCGTCCAAAAATGATAAAGAAAAAAATTATCGTGTGTTAACCGCTTTTTGTGGTGACATTGTAAATCCTTGTGATTTACGAATCGTAATTAATGCCGGTAGAGGTCTAGAATCTTATTTAGATATCATTATGGATGTTGAAAAAAGTATTCAAAAATACAAAAACGATTTAATTCAGGATAAAAATGACCTTCTTTTTGGATATATTACCACCGAAGAAGCGTTGAATAATTTCGAGTTTTTAAAAAAGGAAATCAGTGAATTTACGAATTCATATTCTTTCCATTTAGGAGAATTCAATGATATTACGAATAATAAAGCAGAAAAAGAAACATTAGATAAAAATCAAGAAACCGCTTATATACTGATAGATGAAATGAAAGAACTTCTTGGAAAATTTAATGAAACAAAGAATCAATCCTTTGTCAATGATTCGGTCGAAATTTATGTCAATCAACTACAACCACTTTTAACCAAAATACGTAATTCGAAATATATGAGTAATCGTGTAGAATTAGAAGATCAAATTTATCATTTAATCCAAGAAAAATTCACCTTCGAAGATATTGAATCGGCTAATGTTTATCCCGAAGTATTGGAATTTCATTTAGGAAGCGGAAATCGAATGAATCAACCAAAAACGAGGAAAGCGAGAGAAACAATTGGGGTTGTAAAACAACAAACGAAAAAGAATCGTCCTTTACAAGAAAAAGCAAAAGAAGAAGATGAAGAAGATGAAGAAGAAGATGAAGAAGAATAGAATTACAAATATTTATTTTTTTTGTAAAAGAATAATATATCCTTATTATTTATGATATTCAACCATATTTCTCTACCTATTTTTATGATTAGTTTTGCAATCGGTCTTTTTTTCGCTTATGTAATGGGTCCAGATATGAAAGTAATTTATGTATATCCTACTCCTGAAAATGTGAATAGCATCTTATTTAAAGATAAAGCAGACAATTGTTTTCAATTTAAACAAGTAGACGTGAAATGTCCCAATGATGAAGGTTTAATTAGTTCGATCCCGATGCAGAGTTAACGTTAAGGTTAAAAGAACCTAGGTTCTCTCATGTGTTTGCTTTTTCTTTGCATTTTTTTATCATATATTATAGTAAGTAACTCAATCATATATGATACATTTTAGTAAATTTTTTCATAGTCAAAATGGAAAATATATCATGTCCATTCTTTTAGGTTTTGGTCTCGCTTCTCTCTTTCGCGTAGTTTGCAAAGATAAAAATTGTATTCTTTTTCATGCGCCCCCTTTAGAAGAAATCAAAGATAAAATATACCAAGGAACCGATAATAAATGTTACAAGTATGTTACTGAAGCCACCAAGTGTGATTCAAAGAAAAAAATATTGCGATTCAAAGATGAAGTAAATTAATTTCTCTAATTCGTACGATTAAAAGACAAGAATTCTTTTTCTTATTTATGAGTGATACAACAAATATTATGGATTTACCAACCGATCCCGTTGGCGGCGGAAATGTATCAAACAATATTTCTTTATCAATTACTGAACGAATGGACCCAAATTCGGTAGGACAGGGTGCAAATGTAAATGTCAACTCCGGAGTTAGTTTAGACCAAACAACGATCAATCAAATTGTAAGTGGACTTCAACAAGCGAGTTCCACTGGTGCAACATTACTACCATCACGAAATATTCCTCAAATGACTGCTCCTTTAACCCAAGACCCAAATATTCAGCCGAATTATATTCCCCAACCTCCACCAAATGTAACAAATGATTATATCAAAGATACGGAATATGAAACCAATGAAGAAATTTTAAGAAAATACAACAGAAAAAGTGAACAAGGAAATTCCTTGGATGATATTTACAATGAAATTCAAAATCCATTTCTTTTAGCGATTCTTTATTTTCTTTTCCAATTACCTTTTTTTAGAAAAATCTTATTTCAATATTTTCCAGCACTTTTTCATAAAGACGGAAATTTCAATTTAACTGGATTCGTCTTTTCAAGCGCCCTTTTCGGTTTTGTTTATTATTTCTTGGAGAAAATTATGACTTATACAAACCGGTTTTAGGTCCCTTACTCCTCCTTGTTGCCAAATGATTGCTTATGCGTATTTAAAAATACATTCTATTCGTTTTTTATTTTATACCCAAAAATCTAGTGTATAAAATAAAAAATGTATCAAAAAATGGTTGAAAAATTAATCGAAGGTTTGTCAGTACCGGAATCATCCACAACGAGAATGGATTTAATACTCGAAGGCGGCGCTTTTAACGGTAGTTATATGTTGGGAATTCTTTATTTTTTGAAAAATATGGAAGAGAAAAAGAAAATCAACATTGAGAGAATTTCAGGGGTAAGTATTGGTGCCATGTTGGGTCTCATTTATCAATTAGACTGTCTAGATTTTGCCGTTGCCTTTTATAAAAATGTGTATACGCATTTGAAAAAGAAAAAGAATTTGATGATTGTTCATACCTTTTGCGATGAAATTCGAAAATTCATTCCTGATGATTTTTATTTAAAAATAAATCGCAAATTTTTTGTCACCTATTATGATTTCAAAAAGGGGAAAAAAATAGTAAAATCAACATATAAAAACAATCAAGACATTTTAAATACGGTTATTAAATCGAGTTATATTGCTTTTATATGCGGAAAATCGTGTTTTTATAAAAATAGATATATGGATGGTCTTTTTCCATATATCTTTAAAACGAATCAATCGTCAGAGACAAGAAAATGCCTTTACATTAATCTCTCTCATTACGATAAAATATTTGATATGTTCATTATTAAAAAGGAAAAGAATAATATTCAACGAATCTTGATCGGAATTGTAGATGCTTTTTCCTTTTTTGATAAAGGAGAGAAAACAATGATGTGTAGTTATCTTGATCAATGGAATATCATCAATCATAGTTGGCATTTCTTAAAAGTATCCATTGAACGTTTTATCTTTTGGAGTTTCTGGTTCTTTTATCTTTTGGAGAGATATGTTTTGGACGAAATGTCACACACTTTTTATCATCAATTATTTTATCGTCTATTACATCATTTTAATAAAACGATGATTGAATATCTTTGTGTCTAGGAATCCATTCATTCTTTCTATTCATTCTTTCTATTCATTCTTTACCAAAAGGTTACTTTTTTGGTTTTTCGTTTTTTTTCTGGGTTTCGTTTTTTCGATTTTATTTTCTGATTTTTTTGTGTTTTCGGTATTTTCAAAGGTTTTTTCTCTCCAGGTCGATAATTCAAAAACCATTCTTCAAATTCTTTGGTCCCTCGTTTCGCTGAAAGTTCTTTATATTTATGCGCTTTTTCTGCACGCATTTCTTCCACGGATTCTTGATGTCCATAACAAATAATACTGAATCTGCGTAAAAGCCCTTTTTGTTCTAAGCGATTCTTATATTGAACATCGAAAAGAAATTTGGACATACAAAGAATACGCTCTGGGTCATAATAAGGTCGGTCCGCATATAAAAAAGCCAAATAAAAACTCAACATGGTATCAATGGTTGCAATTTTGATTTTCTCTCCATCTCTTGAAAGAATATTATAACTATGACAAGCAACGGGTTTGTAAATAAAGGCAATGGTATTTTTACCTATTTTAATTTCATAATGAACTGGAATGACTTCTCCGATCGGTTCCCTTTTCAAAATCTGTACATTGGTAACACCTAGGTCTTCCAATCGTTCTTTCACGATTTCTGCGCTTTTTAAAGGGTCTTTGGAGATGACATCAAAGTCAGGAATATGTTCGACTTTTCTACCGATCGATTTGGGCATATATTGCGCATATTGAGAAATGGCGTAACCACCAAAAAAAACGACGCCTTGATGAATAAATGATTCTTTGACCGTTTGATAAATTTCATCAATTGGTGGTGCTTTTTTTTCAGTTGTTTTTGATTTGTTAACAATAACCGTTTCAAAATCTCTTTGGAATTCCACTTTTTTACAATTTTCGTCTTTCAAAGGATATACTTTATTAATCAACATCAAACGTTTCAATACTTTTTCCCAGCGCGAGGTATCCCCACTTGGTCTTGATAATTCAAGGAACATGGACATTTTCAAGAAGTTGGGGTCGGTATATAAGAGTCCATTGACTTTCACGGCATTTGCCTTAATTACTTTGAATAATTCTTTGGGGGAATGGGTGATATCTGCAATGGGAAGAAAATTGACGAATACTTTATAGGTTCCATGGTGTTGTCCGCTTTTGGCTTCGACTTCTTTGTACCCTTTTTTATAAAAAAGGTCTGCTAAATGTTTGGCGTCTTGAAGGGCGTTGGGAGAGAAAAAGTCGTAATCTGGAAGGTCAATTTCTTCGTCGTAGATTTTATCTTGGGTTGGGAGCAGTGCATTGATGGCAATCCCGCCATAACAGACGAGGGCTTTTTTTTGAATAAAATTTTCTACAATTTCAAAAAGTTTCTTAATTTCGGGAGATTGCACAACACGTCTTGCCATTTTATCTTGCGCTTGATCTACTTGCATACGTAAAATGGCAAGTTCACAATCTTCATAAGTCATTCCTTTGGCACATATCTTTTTACTAGATGTCATTTTTTTCTTTTTCTACCTTTTTATATATTACAAAACATTTTAGTAGGGGGGACGTATGTCCCCCTACTTAAAAGTTGAACTTGTAATAATCCGTTTCGACCGTTCTCGTTTTATAAGATAATTCCGGATTTTGCGGGGTAGGTTCAGATATGGTTACTGAGGCAGATATTAAATTCTTTGGTTTCAATCGAAAAGCATATCCATAATTATCAAAAAAGGCAATATTATTTTCCAGATATTCATCTACTTTTTGATAACGCATTGCCACCATTTGACACCCGGATTCTCTTGGAACAATTGGATTCGGATTATTCGGATTCGCACCTTTGTCTGGTAAAACAATCGTCATATTCGCTTTATTAAAATCTTGTAATTCTTTACTATCCTGTGAATATTCAACATCATAATATGTAAGGACACGCATAAACATTGAATTACTTGTCATATTCACAAATTCCATAAAATCTTCATTTTGTAAAAAGGTATTATTATTTCGGTCAACAATAATAATTATTTTCCCTAAAACTTCTAAAATAGGTATACGTCCAATATTTTTTCCATAATTTTCATAACTGTAATCTTTACCAAGGAGTAGATTTTCATAAGATTTGAATATATGAGATAAATTGGTATACATGGTTTGATTATTACTCATTATTCTTAAATGTAAAAGAATCGGATCTCTCGGATTTGGTGCAGTACTGTTGGAAAATGCATAATTCTTTAATGTTTCCATGACTTCTACAAAAGGAATACTATTGAAGGTTTCCTTTACATAAAAATCATTCATTGTAGAGGTTGCAACCATTGGTTTATCATCAATGGAATAGATTTCGAAATCTAAACCACGTACCCCTTCTTTTAAAATACTTTTTAAATTACATATACTCACAAAATCGTTTTTATAAGAACCACCACTACAAGCATTATAGGCAGTTTTGATATAATAATCATTTAGATTTCCACTAAAGTCGGGGTTGGAAGAAGAAATGGATTTTAAATGTTTGTTCAAAGAACCATACAAACGATTCATATGACTGCATTCTATTGACTCTAAACGTGAGAGATAAATCATGTAAAAAATCATTGAAACAATAATAAATACAATAAAAACAAAAATCATAAAAGCAATAAAATTTTCGTCCAAATCTTTCAACCTTTTTATTAATTGTAAAGGGTCGAACAAGGAAGAAGCATTACTTGAATTCATAGGTATGGATACTCTTATTATAATATATTATTTATTATTTTTATAATTTGCAGATGAATAAATTATAAAACAATAGAAAACACATAAAAATAAATACTTACTATATATATCTTGAAAGAATGGCTGGAGGATTATTAAATTTAGTAAGTGAAGGACAACAAAATATTATATTAAATGGAAATCCATCCAAAACTTTTTTTAAAACAACTTATGCAAAATATACGAATTTTGGATTACAGAAATTTCGCGTTGACTTTGAAGGTTCCAAAACGCTTCAAATGGCTGCAGCATCTACTTTTACTTTTAAAATACCTAGATATGCGGATTTACTAATGGATTGTTATTTATCGGTTACTTTACCACATATTTGGAGTCCTATTTTACCGCCTGTTCAAATAACCCAACCAAATGGTGAAACCGGTGTTTCAAACTGGGCTCCTTATGAATTTCGCTGGATTGAATATATTGGTGCGTTGATGATTGCGAAAATAACCATTACTTGTGGAAATCAAACGTTACAAGAATTTTCAGGTGATTATTTATTGAATATGGTACGTCGTGATTTTAGTGCAGATAAAAAAGCACTTTTCTATGAAATGATTGGTCAAGTTCCTGAATTGGTTGACCCTGCCAATTCAGGAAGTCGTGTCAATTCTTATCCTAATGCTTTTCATACCGATAGTCCTGCTGGACCAGAACCATCGATTCGCGGTCGCACTTTATATATCCCATTAAATGCTTGGTTCAATCTGAAATCCCAAATGGCCTTTCCATTGATCTGTTTACAATATAATGAATTACATATTAATGTTACCATGCGTCCAGTGAACGAACTTTTTCAAATCCGCGATGTTTATGACCAATATAATCAATATCCTTATGTTGCTCCTAATTTCAATCTTTTTTATATGCAAATGTATCGCTTTTTACAACCACCTCCAGATGTTGAAATCGGTATAAATTCATATCTAGATACAAGAACTTTATGGAATGCAGATATTCATTTGAATTGTACGTATTGTTTTCTCTCCAATGATGAATCTCAAGTGTTTGCAAAAAACGAACAGAAATATTTATTTAAACAAGTTCACGAGAAAATCTTTTATAATGTTACTGGAGCGAATAAAATCGAATTGGACTCCATTGGTATGGTGATTGATTGGATGTTTTATTTACAAAGAAGTGATGCCAATTTAAGAAATGAATGGTCGAATTACACCAATTGGCCATATAATTATCTTCCTCACGACCTCATTCCTGGTGCGACTCAAACGGCTTATCCCATTTTAGGTAGTTATATTGGTCCAGGAGTTAACCCGGATGGTTCATTAACCGGATATTTCATTACGGGACTTTATACGGAGGCCAATCAAAAGGAAATTTTAGTTGCCTTAGGTATTTTATTTGATGGTCAATATCGAGAGAATCTTCAACCGGTTGGTGTTTTTAATTATATTGAAAAATATACGCGTACCGCTGGAAATGCTCCGGATGGGTTATATTGTTATAATTTTTGTTTAGATACCAATCCACTCAATTTACAACCGTCAGGCGCAATTAATATGAGTCGTTTTAATAATATTGAACTAGAATTTAATACCGTTATACCTGCATTGGATCCATTGGCTCAAAGTTTGACCATTTGTGACCCGGAAAGTGGAAATATTATTGGTATTAATAAACCGACTTGGCGTATTTATGAATATAATTTTAATTTTGTTTTATTTGAAGAACGAGTCAATATGGTGAATTTCATTGGCGGCAATTGTGGATTGATGTATGCACAGTAGGGGGACGGAAGTCCCCCTTACGACCCCCTCCTTGTGAAGGGCGATTGCTTTTTGGCGCGCGAGTATCTACAAAGTATGGGACAATCATATTATGCGTAGCACAATATCATTGTAGAAATAGTTGTAAAGCCCCGCGCCGAGTTAGCAAAGTAAAACAGCAAGGAGGGGGTCGTAGGGGGGACACCCGTAGGGAGTCCCCCTACAGAGACGGCAAAGGAGCCAGACATAATTTAATTTCTCCCAGACTTGCCACATTATATTTCACCACCATTGGTAAATCATTTTCCAAATAAATCTCGATTTGATCACATAAATTGGTACATTTAATAAAATATCCCAAATTCTTCAAGGAAAATTCTCCTTGAATAATTTTCGATGAATTCTGTTTTAGAATAAATTCCATACTTCCATCCGCTTCTGTACGATGAACTTCTGCAGAGGCAAATTGACCTGCACATTTAAAAATCAATTCATTTCCAACGGATTTAATCTCTAATTTATCCGAGATACAAGACAAATCCCGAATAATTTTCTGGAAATCATTCGAAGGTAAATTAATGACCGAAGAAAATTTCACATCTGGATACTCCAATTCTTCCGGATCAGGTTCAATCAAACGCAACTTCTGGGTTTTACATTGTTTAATATCTCCGTTTTCAAACTTCAATGCCAAATAAGAAACAATTCCATCCGCATAATCCGCATTTTCAATATAAATAGTCAAAGTATCATTATTATCAATGGAATTAATGAGTTTAAACAAATGAAACATATTGACCCCAATAATAATTTTTTCTTTCTTACATTCATAAAACTCGAAATTTTGGGCTTCTAAAAAAAGATGAGCCAAAATAGTATGTGATTTATCCATATTAATAATTCGAATACCATCAGGACAAAAAGTAATATTGGTTTCTAATAAAATATCTTTTAATGCGGTCATGAGAGTTCGAAAAGGAGAGATTTGTACCGTTTTAATGGTTAATACATTTCCTACCACATTGCCAGTTTCTATGTCTGCGTTCATATTCATTTTTATTTGTTTATATCTTACTTTTTTCTTTACTCTTTAAATCCTTATGAGTGAAAATTAAAAATCGAATTATTGCAAAAATATTATACTTTCACTTTAGGCGTTTTTCTTAATGATTTTCCATATTTTCGAATCGCTTTTTTGGCCATTTTCAGGCCTTGACTTCCTGGTTTACATCCATTTTCTAAAATAGAATAATCAACGACCGCTGCTTTTCCGGCGGTTAAGGCGCTTGCTAATCTCGCGATTCCCCAAGATTGCGCGGTTTGATTCGGTCTTGAACCAGAGGAGAAATAGGCGCCTTCCCCTTTTTGAATGATTTTTGCCAATGCTTCTTTTGAACAACCGGAAGCCTTGGCCAATTGATTGGTTGCATCAATTTTCTCTACTTTGTACATTTTCTCTGCTTTTCCTAGATATTTAGAGGGTTTTGAATGAAATGATGATATTTTTCGTCTTGTATAATAATTGCCTTTTCGATACGCTTTACGCGATTTTAATAATTCGTTTTTTGCTTTGGTACGGTCCTTTTTTGTAAGTGCTCCTGGTAAATACCTTAAAGGAAACTTTTGGGATTGAGTTTTAGTTTTAGACATATTATGGTTTTTTTCTTGATAAAGTTAAACTATAATATATTACGATTAAAATAATTTATATTGAAAGAAAATGGTCTTTAAGCAGCGTTACCTGCAACGAATTGTAAATCAACGCCTGAAGTTTGAGTAATACCACTGATTTCAGAAGGACTTAATGCATAATTGACACCTCCATAACCTCCGCGCATTTTCTTTGATTTACCTTTGAAAAGTTTGACGGCGCCGAATTTTCCTTTCTTGGTTCCGTAACCTGCTTTCAATAAACGTTTTTCTTTTTTGGCGGTGTGATGTTTGGCCTTGGAAACAAGACGTCCTGATTTATTTTTTATTAAATCCTTTTTCATAAGACCTCCTGAAGTCTTACGTGCTGTTCCGTGCCAAACTTCAGCGCGGGAACCAACGACTTTGTCATAAGTTGAACCTTTGACCATAACTTTTCCGTGATGTCTGGTGTAATGCTTCATTATATATTTATGTAAAGAAAATAAGGGGAACCTAAGGTTCCCCTTTACCCCCTCCTCTGCCCTTCGGGGAATTATTTTTAATGATATATCGGCGCGCGAGTATCTTACAAAATATTGACAAAGAAATCGCGTAGCAAAAATGGTTGTATAAATTATGTAAGAACCCGCGCCGAATTAACAATGTAAACTGTCATCAGGGGGTCGTAGGGGGGACGTATGTCCCCCTACATGTTACGTAAAGGCCTTCCGGACCCCCCCGGTTGTCCGGGAGTTCTTCCTAAATAATTCACGTTGATTGGTTCATTCAAATAAAAATTGCCAAAATGAAGTTTTCCTCCTAAAGTTGAACTAATAACTTGGGCGATTCGTCGATTCGCTGAAATATTGGAAACATTTGAATTCGAATCATATGAACTACTAGTAAGATTTTCACTTCCACAAGTAAAATTTGGACACACGTTTACATGTTGTAATTGAGTATATAAAATTAGTTTTGATGCATTGGACCTTCGTCCAGGATTAAAATGTTGATAAGACCTCATTCTTTTCTATTTTCTATCTTATATAAAAAGGGTTAGAAATTAGGGGAACCTAGGTTCCCCTATGACCCCTCCTCCCTTCAAGACCCCTTCGGGGAAGGAAAGTGAGTGTTTTTTGGCGCGGGAGTTTCTACAAAGTATGTGGGATGGACTGCCCCTACCGTTTTGATTTGGTGTATTGGCGCGCGAGTATCTACAAAGTAGTAGACAATCATATTATGCGTAGCACAATATCATTGTAGAGATGGTTGTAAAGCCCCGCACCGAGTTAGTTATATTAACTGTCATCAGGGGGTCGTAGGGGGGACGTATGTCCCCCTACCCCTTAACACCAAGTAAACCTTCAAAAGCAACTTTTATAAAAACATAAGTAATAATAATGATAAATATCCAGGTGATAAATTGTTTGATAAAATTTATAAAATCAAATTTGGTTTTCCCAGGCATCATTAAAAATTTGGTTAAAGAATCAACATTCAATTTTAATAATAAAAAGATAATACCAGGAATAATGACATCACTTACTAAAGATTGAATCACATCTTTGGTTGCAAGAGCAATGGATACACCCGCTGCAGTTCCAACAATGTTGTTATCTACTAAAAATCGATTCAATTGTTCTACCCAAACTTTTTGTTCTTTTGTATTGGTATTGGTATTGGTGTTAGTGTTAGTGTTAGTATTGGTATTGGTGTTGTTTGTTGTATCATTCGAATAAGAAGACATTTATTTTTCTATATACTATAAGTGTATAAAAAATTGATTTAAAAAAAACAGTGGAAAGAATAAGAACAAAAGAAATATAAGAAATAATATAAGAAAGATGAACTCAAAAGTAGAAACCGATTTAACCAACAAATATCAGCAAAAAACCGACAAACAACATATCTTAGATAATCCAGATACCTACATTGGTTCTGTAGAAAATGTCGATGCGGATATGTGGATTTTGGAAGAAAAAGAAGGAAACCATCTAAAAATCGTAGAAAAAAATATCCGCTATATTCCAGGTCTCTTCAAATTATTCGACGAAGGTATTGTGAATTGTCGTGACCATGTGATACGACAAGCGCAAGCGATTCTAAATAAAGTAGAAAATGCCATTCCAGTGAATAACATTGAGATAACCATTGATCCAGATGGAACCATCATTATGCAAAATGACGGGAATGGCATTGATGTTGCAGAGCATCCAGAATATAAAATCTGGATTCCAGAATTGATTTTTGGTCATTTACGTACTTCCACCAATTATGATAAAACCGAAAAGAAAATTGTTGGTGGGAAAAATGGATTTGGGTTCAAGTTGGTTCTCATATGGTCTACGTATGGGTCTATTGAAACGGTCGATCACATCAGAGGTTTAAAATATAAACAAGAATTCAAAAATAATTTAGATGAAATTTGTCCGCCAGTTATAACGAAATGTAAATCCGCCAAACCTTATACCAAAATCACTTTTAAACCGGATTATACGCGTTTCGGTATTCCAGAAGGACTAACCGAAGACCTGATTCAAATGTTAAAGAAACGTGTTTATGATATTTCGGCAGTAACCGATAAACAAATCAAGGTGAAATATAATGGGCAAGTGATTCAAACAAAGAATTTCCAGCAATACATTGACCTTTATATCGGTTCCAAAGAAACAACTGCACGAGTCTATGAAGAAGCGAATGAACGCTGGGAATATGCAGTCGCTATTTCACCTAGCCAAGAATTCATTCAAATCTCCTTTGTCAATGGTATTAATACGTACAAGGGCGGAAAACATGTAGAGTATATCTTGAGTCAAATCACAAGAAAATTGGTTGAATATATCGAGAAAAAACGTAAGATGAAAGTCAACGCGAACTCCATCAAAGAACAATTGATTCTCTTTTTACGTTGTGATATTGAAAACCCTGCATTCGATAGTCAAACGAAAGATTTTATGAATACACCAATGGCCAAGTTCGGTTCTACTTGTACAGTGAGTGATAAATTTATTGAAAAAGTTGCGAAAATGGGTGTAATGGACTCTGCTTGTGCGCTTACGGAAGTAAAGGAAAATAAATTGGCAAAAAAAACCGATGGAGCAAAAAGTAAGAATATTCGCGGTATTCCAAAATTAGTCGATGCGAATTGGGCAGGAACCGATAAATCCAAAGATTGTATTATTATCTTTTGTGAAGGAGATTCAGCGAAGGCAGGTATTATCTCCGGACTTTCTGCGGACGACCGAAACACCATTGGAGTTTATCCAATGAAGGGAAAAATTCTCAATGTCCGCGGTGAAAACATCAAACGAATCAATGAAAACAAAGAAATCGCTGAAATCAAGAAAATCTTGGGATTAGAAACAGGAAAAGAATATACGGATTTAGCAGAGGTTCATAAATGTTTAAGATATGGTAAAATCCTTTTTATGACGGATCAAGATCGTGATGGTTCACATATCAAAGGTCTTGGAATCAATTTATTTCAAGATCAATGGCCCACCCTCACTAGAATACCTGATTTCATCGGTTTTATGAATACGCCCATTTTAAAAGCGAGAAAGGCAGATAAAGAATTATTGTTTTACAACGAAGGTGAATATGAACATTGGAAAAAAGAGAATCCAGAATCGTTTGTCAATAGTTGGAAAATCAAATATTACAAAGGTTTGGGAACAAGTACAGGGAAGGAGTTCCGTGAATATTTCGAAAATAAAAAAATGGTCGGTTTTGAATTTAATCAAGAAACAAGTAATAATTCGATTGATATGGTTTTCAATGATAAACGTGCCGATGATCGTAAAGATTGGTTGGCAAAATATGATCGTGATTCTTATTTAGATACAAGTAAAAAATCTGTTACCTATGATGAGTTTATTGATAAAGAACTCATTCATTTCTCCAAATATGATTGTGATCGAAGTATTCCGAATTTAATGGACGGACTCAAAATCAGTTTACGTAAAATCCTGTTTTCCGCATTCAAACGCAACTTGACGCAAGAAATCAAAGTGGCGCAATTTAGTGGGTATGTATCGGAACATTCCGGTTATCATCATGGGGAGGCTTCTTTGAATGCAGCGATTGTAGGAATGGCACAGAATTTTGTGGGATCAAATAATATCAATTTGTTATTACCACTTGGTCAGTTTGGAACTCGTATTCGCGGTGGTCAAGATAGTGCAAGTGAAAGATATATTTTCACTGCTCTGAATCGAATGACAAGAACCCTTTTCCCGCAAGCAGATGATGCAGTATTGAAATATTTAGATGATGATGGACTCTTAGTAGAACCAATTTATTATGCACCTATTGTCCCAATGGTATTGATCAATGGTTCCAAGGGAATTGGTACAGGATTTAGTACAGATATTATGTGTTATCATCCGTTAGAAATCATTGATTATTTGAAAAGTAAGTTGGCAACCGATTTATTACCACCAAGTCCTGTTGAATTTAAACCTTACTGGGAAGGTTTCAAAGGAACGGTAGAAAAAATCCAAGGTTCGAGTCCAGCAAAATATTTAATTAAGGGTGTCTATGAAAAAGTAGGAACCGATAAGGTTCGTGTTACGGAATTACCTGTAGGATTTTGGACTGAAAAATTCAAAGAACATTTGGAATCGCTTCTAGATCCAGTAGATAAAGCCGGGAAAAAATTAACCTCTGTGATCAAGGATTATGATGATATGAGTAAAGACGTCAATGTGGATTTTACCATTACGTTTGCCAAGGGTAAAATCGAAGAATTGGAATCAACCGTTATCGATAATGGATGTAATGCATTGGAAAAATTATTAAAATTATATACAACCAATAGCACCAGTAATATGCATTTATTTGATGCCAATGACAAATTAAAGAAATATGAAAATGTTCAAGAAATTATTGATGATTATTTTGGGAGTCGATTAGAGTTGTATGGAAAAAGAAAGGAACATTTAATTGATTGTTTGAAGAAAGAATTGATTTTGTTGTCGAATAAGAAGCGTTATATTTTGGAGAATTTGGATGGCACCATTGATTTGAGAAGAAAATCGAAACAAGAAATCCATGATTTATTAAAAGAACGCGGATACGATGTTTTGGAAGAGGATACAGACTACAAATACTTGGTGAAAATGCCGATGGATAGTGTTTCTCAAGAAAATGTGAATCGATTGGAAAAGGACCATGCCAATAAAGAAACGGAATTGAAAAATACAAAGACGAAAACCATTCAACAAATGTGGTTGGAAGAATTAGACCATTTACGTCGTGAATATTTGATTTTCAAAGAAGAACGAGTTGCCATCAATGAATCGACAACGGTAGTCAAAAAAACGGTGAAAAAAACAGGAGATGTAAAAACGGTGGTAAAAAAAGTAAATAAAAAGTAAATAAAAATTTGAATAAAATGTAAATAAAATGAAAGTAAAAACTTTATTATATGTTTTCACCATTACTATGAAATGAAAACATATGAATATCTATATCTCTATTATTTACTTTTTTTTCATTATAAACCACATATCTAATCCCAAGGTAATCGTATATGTAAATTCACAATTAAAATAATTACAAATTTCAGTTAATAATTCAGGACTATAAACATAATGATGAAGACATCTATTATCAAAATTATGTATACTCCTTACTGCAAAATGATGAAAATTACCAGCAGCCAAATCCATGGTCAAATCGTGATTCATAAAAATTTCATAAAGAGTAGATAAATCATCCTCTCCTACATTTTTTTGATACTGAGATAATAAAGTTGAAAAACTAGATACATTTCGTTTATGATCAAAACATTGAGATTTTTCAGGAACTACAATAATGATATAACCGTCTTTTTTAATAATTCTTAACCATTCATTTACCGCTTTTAATGGATTCGCAATATGTTCTAAAGAATGAGAAGAAAAACAAAAATCGTAACTTTCATTTTCAACCTCTGAAATATTTACTGCATCATTAATGATAACTTTTCCTTTTTTACCATGATAATAATTATATTCATCCGTATGATTACTCCAAATTGTATTATTTGAGAAAATTACATTATCCATATTAGTGGCATTTTGATAAATAATAGGACCTGAACTTGAAGGACCGCCAATCTCTACACCTATTTTATCACTTGTTATTTCTTTTAAAATATCCTCTAACATTTTATTTTATAAAATATAAAATTATTCATTTTATAACTAATAAATAATCCAAATTACACCCTTGAATATTTACAATGAGACACAAGATGTGAAAGGGCAACCGTTACCGATAAATCAGTTGAAAGGCAATCCTGTTAGGGAGGATTGCCTTTCAACTAATTTATCGGTATATATTTTCTTTTTCTAAGCATATACATATGGAGTCTCCATGTTACAATTATAAAGAAATCATTTTTGAAAAGGGATTTTTAGATGATTCAGTCGATGCCACTTATGTATTACATTTAGAAGGGAACGGTCGTTTGCCCAATATTTATGAACAATTACATACTTTCCACCCAAGTAAACGAGTCATCGTCGTATTCAACAAAGGATTCAAAAAATGTAAAAAGAATTTATATAAAAAGTTATCAACCTATGATTTAGTTGATGCTTTTTTTAATGTCTTTCAAGACGCCGAAGAAAAAAAATATAAAAACATTTTGGTCTTAGAAGATGATTTTATATTTAATCCAAAAATACTTGATTCCAAAAACACCGATGCCATTGCCGAATTTATGAAAGAGAGAAATGGGAAAAGAGAGAGTTTTATTTATGCCTTGGGTTGTTTACCCGCTTTACAAGTGCCTATCAATTATTACAATCGACGAGTTCTGGCAAGAATGGGAACTCACGCATGTATTTATACCCAAGAATGTAGAAGACAGATTTTACATACCGACCAAACCACTATTTATGACTGGGATGTTTATACGAATCTCTCTTTTACGAATTATATGTTTTATGAACCCGTTTGTTACCAATTGTTTCCAGATACTGAAAATAAAAAAAACTGGGTCTATGTCTATTTATTTACCGAAGTCTTCCACGGATTTTTGAATTATTTGGAATTGGATCGAAAAGTGGAACCCGGATATTCCTTTTTTTATTCGTTTTCTCTCTTTCATTTTCTTTTGTTATTTGTTCTTTTTTCCTATGTCATTATGAAAGGTGGTATCTATTTATTCAAGTCAAAGAAAAGATAAAATTAAAAATGTTACATATTGACACATTTTAACTGCATTACCAAAAAATAAATATTTATATTAATATATTATATATATTAGTATACTAATTTATGACAAGTAATTTAGTTAATAATCAAAATATAAATCTTGATAATGTATTACATTTTTATTTATGGGTTTCTCATGGAGAAAATGTTTCAAGTAATCGTAATTACTATCCAATCGAAACTAAATTTGCAGCACTAACCTTTTATTCACATCCTTTTGAAAAAGTGTATGAGCATTTTTTATTGAATTTAGAAAAAGGAATTAAATCTCAAGATATTGAAGGTGGATCCAATGATATTTGTAGACTCATCAAAGGTTCATGTCCTATTATTCCAATTATAAATAAAGATACAAAACAAAAAATCGTATTTTTACCATCACTTACCTTTTATGTAAACCCACCAGCGGATCAAGTAAAAGAAGGTTATTTAGGTGAAACAGATGATAAACAATCTGAAAAATTTATGGGTCTTTACTATTTTTCTTTAATACAAACGGATGTATCGAAATGTAAAGTCATTGACTACCAAGAAATTTTAAATCACGCGGATTTATTAAAATTACAAACCTATACTTATTCAACGATCTTTCAAAAAGTATTACAAAATTGTGCAGAAAAAAAATTAGACCCGGATAATGTCATGTTAGGAATTTATTCTTGTCAAACAAGATATAAAAAATATATTCCAGAATATAATCAAACAGATATTACAAATTTGATTCCTAAATATGCAAATATATCGCTAGAACGTGCTTCTACTTTAAATAGTATGAAAGATTATAGTGAAACGGCAACTTGCTTTCCTTGTTTTATTATTGATTATAAACCTTTACCTGATTGGAGTCCACTTGGAAACATTAAAACACAAGGATGTGGTTTAAATCTTTTATCCTATTATGGTCTTATTCCTCAAGCATCTACACGTGAAGAAATATCGTGTTTATCTATGAAAGGAACTTCGATCTTTAGAATTCTTGATTATATTAATAAATATTATTTTATCCAAAAACACAACCTTACCAATATGGAATTTTTTATTTTAAGAAGTGACATAAAATTTGGATTAACCATCATTATTGATTTTATGAGAGCATTCAAGACAAATTATAGATATGCTATTTTATTTAGAGTTTATAGTAGTGATAAATACCCGGATCCAAAAAAAGGGGAAATTACTAGTGATATTGGTCATAGTTCATCCATTTCGTGCTACAATGATGAAATAAGGTATATTGATCCTATCTATAAAATTAATACGATACTTCAAGGAACCAAAGAAGAACAAGTAAATCAAGCATATCAATTTGCATCGGAGGGTACGCGTTTTAAAATTATGGATATTATTTTTGTTTATAATAATAATAACAAAGACGTAGTTAATACTAATTTACCCACAATTACCAAAGCAAATCTTGAAGAAGAAATAAATAACGGAAAATGTTTTATAAGACCTAGACCAGTTGATTTATTTTATGGAGGAAAAAATAAAAATAAAAAAAAGAAAACTAGACAAGAAATCAAAAAGAGAAATAATAAGACAAAAAATAAGACAAAAAAAAATACAAAAAAATATATATATACTAAAAATAAATACGATAATAAAAAGAATAAACAATATGGTGGTTATGACACATTTGAAGAAATTATGTTGAATATTGATAAAAAAAATGGAATAAATAGTAATATTGTTTTACAGTCATAAATTTTGCAAGGATGTAAAGGAACTCGCCTTTCTGTGACAATCCCTATAAAAAATGTATTCATTCATAAGTAAACCCATTACGAATAAAAACTTCGTTGTGAGCGCATTTACTATCAAAATGATATCCATTTTCGATCAAATGTTTTCTACATAATTCATCTTTTTCTGAGAATTGGTCTAGCATTTCAATTAAAATCACATCAATCGGAATTGAAAAATCCCACGATTGAAGTACTTCATATTCGTGTCCTTCTACATCCAAAGAGAGAAGATCAATATGTTCTAACCCAGTACTTTTCACGATTTCGGTCAAGGTTTTTGGTTTTATCATGATCGAACCTTGTGGTAAAGGTCGATTACATTCATTATCAAAATAATCTTTAAAATGATGGTCTGTTAATGTATTTTCTACGCCAGATACGGGTGCGTAACAATGAACAAAATACCTGAATTTTAATTCTTCTTCGTGACAACTTACTAAATCGTTAAAGAGAAAATTATTGGATCGATTATTTTTTAAATACTCAAAAATATTTGGATGAGGTTCAATGAGAATTCCTTTCCAATTTAGTTGGTCTTCAAAAAATTTGGTATTTGAATATGCAATTCCATCTAATGCCCCAAGTTCAATATAGGTACCGTTTTTTTTATTCTTAAAATAACGTTCATTTAAAAAAACGTCTTCTTGACATTGAGAATAATACATTGGGTATATATTCCACTTTTTAAAAAAAAGTGGAGCAAAAAACGCGGGAGATGTTATAACCAAGTAAGAGAAAAAACGCGGGAGATTTTTATAAAAAAAGTTATAACAAAGTAAGAGCAAAAAACGCGGGAATAAAAAAAGTTATAACAAAGCAAGAGCAAAAAACGAGAGAGATTTTTATAAAAAAGTTATAACAAAGCAAGAGCAAAAAACGAGAGAGATTTTTATAAAAAAGTTATAACAAAGTAAGAGCAAAAAACGAGAGAGATTTTTATAAAAAAGTTATAACAAAGTAAGAGCAAAAAACGCGGGAGATTTTTATAAAAAAACACGAAAGGATCTTCCTTACAGTTTTTATTTATTAACTCAGTTCGGGATTGACAACAATTTTTCACAATGATATTTTGCAAAGCAGAATATCATTGTTTTTTTTCTTTTAGAAACTCTCGCGACAATACAACAATCAAAAACATCAAAGAGGGGTGTATCCCTCCCGAAGGGAGGAAGGGGCAGTCCATCTCCCTTTGGGGGATGGCGTAGTGACTCCCTACGGGTGTCCCCCTACAATTAGAACCATCCATTAAACACCAACTCACGATCGGTATTATCCGTCATGACAGGATGAGCAATTGGTATTGCCAGTGTACTCACATCATTCAAATATTTCATATATCCTTGTGCTTCACTATAGACTTGTTCAATACAATAATCGAGTACCATTTTATTTAAATTTTCTACTTGCTCAGCAATATGATGTAATTGATTCGCCGAATATTGTAAAAAAATACTACGCATAATAATTTTCAAAGAATCACAATCCTGTTCTCCAATAAAATATTGTCCGTTGGACTTTTTATAAATGGCCGCTCTTATTCCATTTTGAATGATTTGAATATTGGCTTGACAGAAAAAAGCAAACGATAATTGTGTATCATCCCATAAACCCTCTGTAGGATTACGAAAGGTAGAACATTGATGAGCAGGAATTTTATCATACATTGAAAAAAGATCAGTTGTATTTGGTGTTTTAATATCTACACGTCCATTCAATTGATTATTTATATTGGATTGATAATTTGTATTCATTGGATTTAATGCCCCTTTTTGAGAATTATCGGATGACATATTTCTTATATTTTGCATTTTATTTTTATTTTTATATATATACTTTTGAGAAAAGTATATTCTAAAGTTATATATTATAGATGGCTTCTTTTCAAAAAATAGTAATGATTTCGGCAATTGTGATACTTATCCTTTCCCTCATTTTCATAAGTTTCGCTTTCGTTTATTCACAAAAAAAAGTAGCATGGCCTCCCATGGTAGGTGACTGTCCAGATTATTGGGTGGATACTTCAGGAAATGGAGCAAATTGTGTAAATGTAAAAAATTTAGGAAGATGTAAACCAGCGAACGGACAAGACTATTTAACCATGAATTTTAATACTTCTGTTTTCACTGGTTCCGACGCAAATTGTGCTAAATATAATTGGGCAAAATCTTGTGGTGTATCGTGGGATGGAATTTCTTATGGGGTAACTCCTCCTTGTTAATCTCCACTTTTGGAAAAGTAGCGCAAAACATACACCTTGGGATAACCTTGGAATATCTAATACTAAACTATTTAAAGTTTAATTAAAAAAGACGAGCGGGGGATCATAAGGGGGGTGCACCCCCTTAGTTTTGCTCCACTTTTCCAAAAGTGGATGGGGATTTAAAAACAAATCAATATATATATTTATAGCACCTCTTTTTATAAATATATATTATGGAATTATTAGAAAAAATCATTTCTCTCCCGGATGTATTAATTAATTGTATCAAAGAATATATTCCTTTCAAACAAATGGTTTTTTCTAGTAAAGAATATTATCTCTTATATCATCCATTTATAAAAAAAATGATTCTGAAAAATAATTACGAAAACTACATTCGGGATACCATAAGGAGAGACCATTATTTTGTTTTTGAACAAATGACCAAAGAAAACTGGAAACGATGGTTATCCATCCGTGATTATCGTTATAAAAACTCTATTTATTCGAATTATATTTATTTCTTGAAAGATTTTTGTTTAATCAATGATTCTACCAATTGTAGAAATGTTTTGAATTCCTTTTTAAAAGAACAAGGAATTGGTAAAAATCAACATAAAAAGAATATTGTTAAGAATATAAGAAATAATTAATATCCATCTTTCCATTTATTTTTAATCAATCATGGATAACTCACACGCACAAAGACAAAATAAAACGGATGAAAATAAAATACGCGATTTAGATTGGAATGAAGTATTACATCGAACTGCACAAGCAGAAGAAATTAAAACGATTTTAAAAAATATTGATATATCTGATATTCATTCCAAAAGAGGGGTTTATCTTTATGGGAACTCGGGGATTGGAAAAACCATTTTTATGAAAAATATTTTAAAAGAAATGGATTATAATATTATTTATTATGATGTCGGTGATATTAAAAATAAATCCATCTTAGAAGAAATTTTGAATAATAATATTTCTTGTAATAGTGTCATTAGTATGTTTCATAAAAAACCTAAAAAAAATATCATCTTTATCGATGAAATTGATGCAATGAATACAGGTGATAAAAGTGGATTAAATACACTTATTAAATTGATACGACCGAAGAAAACAAAGAAACAAAAAATGGAAAAAATATCATTGATACCGATTATTTTTATTGGAAATTATTATGTAGATAAAAAAATAAAAGAATTAATCAAAGTTTGTCATACGGTCGAATTAAAAACACCGACCAATGGAGAAATCGAAAATTTATTAGAGTATTTTATAAAGACAACTTCTCTCCAGAAAAAGGATTCCTCTTATCAATTATATATGGTACAAATGATTCAATTTATACAAAACGATTTTCGAAAATTAATGATGATTGTCGATATTTTTAAAAACGAGAAATTTAAAAATCATAATATTTATGATATTTTAAAACATATTTTTTGTTTGAAATCCTACAATGAAAATTCAAAAGAAACAGTAAGAAACTTAATGATTCATTTACATTCGATTCCAGAACATAGCGTCATTTTGAATGAAACCGAGAGAACGATTATTGGTCTTTTATGGCATGAAAATGTAGTAAATAGTCTAGAGAATCAAACGATTGAAAATGCGATTCCTTTTTATTTGAAACAGTTGGAGAATATGTGTTTTTCCGATTACATTGATAAAATAACCTTTCAAAATCAAATCTGGCAATTCAATGAAATGAGTTCTTTGATAAAAACGTTTTACAATCATAAATTATATCACGATAATGCTTGTCAAATAAAAAATGTTTATACGGTTGACAACAAAGATACGGAAATTCGATTCACGAAAGTGTTAACTAAATATTCTACGGAATACAATAATTTTCTCTTTATTCAATATTTGTGCAATCAATTGAGTATGGATAAGAAGGATTTAATTACGTATTTTACGGAATTAAAAGAAAAACACGAGGATTTTAATGAAGTATTGCCTCTGTTTGAAAACTATGAAATTAGTAAATTAAATATTCAACGCATTTATCGTTTTTTGGAGAATAATATTAAAGACGACAAAGTCACGATGGAATTGGAAGAGGATATGGACGATTTTGAAGAATGAATCATTCGATTTCATCAAAATCAAAATCTTTGAATAATCCTCCGTTTTTCATGTTTTGATTGGAAATCATATTTTTATCATATTTTTTTATCAAGGTTGTTTTTGAAACCGTGGAAACGTGGGGATCTTCTAGATAAGAAAGGAATCTTTTTTTCATGAAAAATAATCGAATTTTCAAGATTGTTTTGTATTCTTCTGGATTGACCTTGTATTTTTCATCATTTTTATTGTTCTCTTGCAAAGGTAAATCTTGCAACTCACTTAAAATGTACGAAGGTGTTAATACATTATCATTGTCCCATACTGTGAAATTCGAATAAAAAGGAGAAAATGAATAAAAATCAAAGTCTTTCATGGACCAATTTCTTTTATGATTCTGTAGAATTTTTATATGTGATTCTTTATGAATATTATGATAGAATGTATTAACCAAAGTATATAAAAAAGGAAAAAATAACATATAATTTATATTATATTTATATGTTATTTTGTATTTACATTGATTTTATTTTTTTTAGATTGAAGACTTTATTGATTTCTCAAAAAGCATTCTCTTTTTCATCCATTTTTCCTTGATCTCTGTGGATAACTTCCCGTGTTGATGTCGTTCATATTGTTCTGGAGAATCATAAAAAAGAGGATTTGAATTACCTAATGTAATTTTAAAATAGAAATCCTCACTTTTTGAACCAACGATATCTTTGGTAGAAATCCCAGTTTGTGCATTTCGAATATAATTCCCGATTTGTCCAGAAGCATAATATTCAATCAACACTTTTTTTTGGCAACGGTAACCGGTTTCATCTTCGACGGTAACCATTTTATTATATTTATGATAATTTTTATCTAAAGATTTCAAATTTTGCAAGGTATGATTACGTCTTGAATCATAATCGTCGAAATCATTACTATCTACAGGGTGGAATCGATCGTCGTAGTACATTTGTTTTTGAAAAAAGTCTTTTTCTTATAATCCAATTCGTGAAATTATCTTTAAATATTATTTTTGGTATTATATAAAACTTTCAATTCAATCATTTCTTTAATAATTTTATTGATTTTATCTTCCAGATAAATAACTTTATCTTTCAATAAATCATTTTCTAATTTCAATTCATTGTTTTTTTTCTCGTAATTTATCATTGCGTTCAAATAATTTGGTGGTGGTGGTTGCTGCTGTTGTTGTTGTTGTTGAAGCATCACTTTCTCTCTTTGAACGCGCATTTCTTCCAATTGTTTTGCAACATCTGGTTTGTTTTCAGGTCTGCCTGGTTGATATTTCTCCAATAATTGGTCAATGTCTTCCATAAAGAATTGTTTGATATCCGGTTCTTTGACAAAATCATCGACGGTTTTTACTGTTTCTTTAATAAAAGGATTATTGGCCACCTGATTTAATAATGTTTTCTTATCAAAAGAATTATGATTATGTGAAAAAACCAAAATCGATTTCAAAGGATCCAATTGAACAAAAGGAATGGTATAATTTTTCAAAAAATGTTTTTCTTCGGCCAAAGAAGCCGTTTCTTCATAACTGGTTTGTTCCAATAATCGGCGATGAAAGGCAAACGTAGCAGCAGTGGCATGATTGGGACCATAAGGTCCGAATTGAAGCATTTTATGTATATGTTTGAAATAAATATACATCTCACTGGAACCCGCACATAATGCATGCGGGTTTTTTTGTAAAGTTGTAACGGCATGACTAATTCTTTCGGGAGGATAATAATCGTCGTCGTCAATGTAAACAAGAATGTCTCCAGTGGACTTTTCGTGCATTAAGTTACGTTTTTTTCCTAACGTCATTTTTTCAGGGTAAGCAAAATATTTTACTTGAGGAATATGGGATACCAAATCGCCTATTTTATCTGTACCATCGTCAATAATGACCCATTCAATACGATCTTTTGGATAGGTTTGATGTTCGAAACATTGAATCATAAATGGAATGAATGGACGTCGATTAAAGGTAGGAGTACAAAGAGTTACTTTCGGATAGAGAGAGTTTTTAGAATCTTCTATTTTTAATGACTCTTTTCCAACCTTATTCTTCTTTTTATTATTTTTACCCATATAAATAATAATAAGAGAACCTTTTTATATTATTATTTCATTCTTTTATACAAAAATATTCAAACAAACAATTTCTCTCTTATACATTGATATTCAACCGTTTACTAAGTTTTTTCAAAGAATGGATAAATTCACCTTCTTGGGAACCGCCCGTTTGTTGATTCGGGGATCGAAAAAGATTCCATACACTTGAAGCAACCGTTTTTTTGGTTTCATTGCACGTCTTTTGGGCAACGTGATAACTGGTAACTTTGGATAAATTTTCGGGGATTTTGTTGATATATAAATTATTTGGAATTGCGCCGAACCAGAAAAGAATAAAGATGATAAGAAAGATAATACTTACTATTGGATTGAAATAAGTGAGAGAGGAGAGAACCACAATGATGGAGAAAATGAGCATAATCATTTGTTTCTTATCTTTCAGTATATCTTTGAAAAATTGAAACATTGATATTTTATGGAATGCATTGTTTAACTTTGTGAATCCAGTGATACCTAATGGGGTAAAGAAAGTATAAAATAAAGAAATGAACAATAGAGTCGAAAAAATAAATCCAAACCCTAGAATGTAAATCCAAAAAAATACAAATAGTAAGAACCAAGCGAAAAAATAACTGAATGGTTCTAATAAATCAACTGATTTCCAGATTGGTTTTCCGGTATCGGTATTATTGACATTTCGTTTGAATAACCACGACATATTGCTAAACCAGGCATACATAAAATAAAAGAAATCGAGAAAGATGAAAAGGAGGAAACAAGGGAGAAGGAAAAAAGGACTAAAAAGCATAATGATGGATTCGGGTAGATAGGTGTTTAATATACTATAAAAACCATTGGTTAAAGAATAGTTGAATTGGATAAAAGACATGATGACATCCACTAAAAAAGTAGCAACCGAACTCGCTTTGGGAGATTCCTTGATTTTTCTCAAAAAATCCAAGAGAAAGTTTTTTTTGTTGTATTCATAGGGAAAATATATTTTTTGGGAATATTTCTCTCCTTTTAGATAAGTGGTGTTCATATTGATAGGTATTTCTTTAATGGTTGGGTCGTTTGATTGATAAGGAAAACATTGGAACTCGGTGGGTAAAATATTGGATTGAGATACTTTACAACCATACAAAATGGCGGTTCCTACCAAAAGAACAATAAAGAGATTAAGTAGTTGATACATGATTGAATTGAAAAAAGAAATCGTGTTTTGGACAGTTTCTTTACTCGTATTTTTTGGAGTTGTATCTGTGGAATCGTTATTTTCTGATTCTTGATTCGTTGAATCTAGATTTGTTGAATCATTTATCGAAGTGGAAGACATTTACTTATAATAAAAGAATAATTTAATTTATAGAATCTTTATTTTTATTCTTTATCATTTTTTATCATTTTTTATAATTATAAAAAATATATTGTTTTATATAAAGAATGAAAAAAGAGTATTTTATTTATTTTCTAATGTTTCTCTCTTTGATTTTATTGGTAGGCATCATTCAATGGGGAGATTATTTAATCAAAAACGGATATGTAGGTCAAGAAGCATTTGATCCTTATATGCAGCCCTTTTTAGATACTGGTAGTCCATTAACAAGTCATAATGTTGATTTACCTTTAACCACTACGGTATCATGTCAAAACAAATGCGGACCAAGTGCACGTTGTTATTTAACTGGACAACAATGTACTGCGGATATTGATTGCCCTGGATGCCGTCCTTATCAAATTTTTCCAAAACCTGCTTCCACCTATATAAGAGGAGAGAATGATGCGGGTAAAATTGGTTATTTAACTCCTCAATATTCAAAATTGACAACGGATATAGGAACACAAGCAAAATTTTTTGGAAAAAAAGTATTGGGAAAACCGGCAGAACCCAATCACGGTATAAATACTTGGAGAACCAAATGGAATGTAGGGAATAAATTATTTAAAGAGAGATATGCAGATGTTGGTCTACCAATGCAAATGAATTATCCTTCGCGTTACTTGATGAGTGGAGAATTTATTGAGAATGGACCTTTGGCGGCAAATGCATATTTGTAGAGGCAAATGCATATTTGTAGAGGCAAATGCATATTTGTAGAGGCAAATGCATATTTGTAGAGGCAAATGCATATTTGTAGAGGCAAATGCATATTTGTAGAGGC